ATGGTACACATCAGGTCCTCGTCAGCGTTTACAACCTGGTGGTAAAATAGTTTTAGTTATGACTAGATGGTCAACAAAAGATTTAACAGGAATGCTGGTTAAGAACCAAAGTGAAGTAAAAGCAGATCAATGGCACGTGGTTGAATTTCCAGCAATCATGGAACACGAAACAAAACCTAAACCTGTTTGGCCAGAGTATTGGAAAATAGATGAATTAGAAAAAGTAAAAGCAACACTACCCGTTGCTAAATGGAACGCACAATGGATGCAACAACCGACTAGTGAAGAAGGTGCAATATTAAAACGTGAGTGGTGGCGCATATACGAAAGTGAAAATATCCCACAACTACATCATGTAATACAATCTTACGATACAGCTTTTTTAAAAAAAGAAACAGCAGACTATTCAGCTATCACCACATGGGGTGTATTCTATCCCAGTGAGGATGAAGGGGCCAATCTTATATTACTCGACGCCATCAAGGGTAGATACGAGTTCCCTGAATTACGAAGATTGGCCCTTGAACAATATAAATACTGGCAGCCTGAGTCAGTTATCGTAGAGGCAAAAGCATCAGGTTTGCCTCTTACATACGAGCTAAGAAAAATGGATATACCGGTTGTAAATTTTACCCCGTCAAAAGGAAACGACAAGCACGCTCGTGTGAATGCTGTTGCACCTTTATTTGAATCTGGTATGATATGGTGTCCTCAACAAAAATTTGCTGAGGAGGTCATGGAAGAATGCGCTGCATTTCCTTATGGCGATCATGATGACTTGGTTGATAGTACAACACAAGCAATTATGCGATTCAGACAGGGCGGTCTGATCGGACACCCTGAAGATTATATCGACGACAAGGTCGAAAAAATTAAAAGGAACTATTACTAATGGCAATAAAATTTGGAATGACAGTAGCTGAAATGATTGCTCAACTGATAAGAGGATTTAGATCAGTTACTGGTAGAGATCCTGATGGTTTAGAGAGAATAAAAATTCAACAAGAAGCTGTACAAAGATTTAAAGACATGAACAAGATTGTCGACATGCAAGGTCGAACTCTTGATCCAAGTAAAACCATTATGGGTGGTACACAGGAAGGTGCTGCTCTTAGATCAGGGATTATGAAAGCAACAGGAGCTAAACCTAAACCTGTTACTTCTTTAGATGATCCAATCAAACGAGTTTATGAAAGAGAAAAAAAAGCAGGTAAATTTAAAAATATTCGTCTTAGAGATGGAAGAAAAATAGAATCAGAAGAAGATTTTAGAGAGTACATTGATGAGTTAAATGAAGATAGTAATTTTGCACAAGGTGGACGTGCAGGGTTTAAATCTGGCAGTTATTTATTTGAGGGTGCAAAAAAATTAGGTAGAAAATACAAAGGTTCAACATTAGAAGCTATTTTAGAAAATCCAAAACTACTTGGAACTGAATTAGGTTACGAAGGACTAGCAGAAATTTTAAGATTGATTGGTTTTAAAGAAGGTGGACGTATTGGTTACAAAGACGGACCAGATCAACCAGGTAGAAGAAAGTTTATGAAAATTATGGGTGGCCTTGCAGCATTACCTATAATTGGTAAATTTTTTAAAGCAGGAAAAGTTGCAGCACCAGCTGCACAAGCTGTAAAAGAAACTGTTCAACAAGCTCCAAATTATTTTTTTGAATTAGCAGATAAAATTAGAAGACTTGGTAGAGAATCAAAAGTAACTCCACAGGAAAGAGTTAGAGAGATTAATTACAAAGGTAAAGATGGATCTGAGTATACACTCACAGAGGATCTAACAACAGGAGATATGCAGATTACAAAAGATAAAACTGGCATGGCATATAGTGATGAAGTGGGGGGCTATGACGTTATAGAGGACAGAACTGTTATGGAATATAAATCTGGTAAAGGTATGGCTGATGAAACTACTGGAGCAAAAGTAGCAGATGAGTATGACGAATATAAAGTTGAATTTGATCCAGACGGAACACCTGCTGATGCAACAGATGTTGATGAAATAACTAAAATAGAAATTGTAAAAGAAGTAACGGGTGAAGCACCATCAATTAAAAAAGCAGGTGGTGGTATCGCAAGAATGCTAGGAGAGTAGCATGGCAGAGAAAGACATTGTAATTAGAATAGAAGAACTTATGGATATGTTTGGTGGTGAAGTTACAACAGCAGACAAAATACAAAGACCTCAATCTGCATTAGACAGAGAAATGTTTGAAGATGCAAACATTAGATTTAACAAAGCAGAGGGTGGTAGAATTAAGTTTCAAGGTGGAGCTAGAGGAGCTTATTCTCTAGAGTCTGGAAGATATGATACTAATTTAAAAAAAGCAGCTAATTTTGGAAAAAAATTTTTTAAAGAAGCTTTGAAAACAGGAAACTTTACTAAAATAAAATCAAAGGCAAGAGGCACTGGTGGAGTCTTTGAACAATTTCAATTACAAAATTTAAGAAAAGCTTTCGATAATCCTTATCTAATGAAACTGTACACAAAAGAAATGGGTATCACGCCCTCTCAATTTAAAAAAGTTTTAAATGAAGGAGCGGCAGCTGCAAGAGAATTTACAGCTGCATCAGTTTCAGCAGCTAGAATAGGAACACCAAGTGTTAAACTTCAAGGATTAATATTTGATGAAATATTAAATAATTCTAATGCTACTGTTTCTTCAATGGCTAAAAAATTTAAAAAAACAGAAAAAGAAATAACTAAAACGTCTAGTCAATTATTAAAAAATGTTTACACACAAAATGTTGCGATAGGAAAAGGTCCTAAATTTGATATAGACTCACGAGGAAGAGCAACTTTAAAAAAATGGCTTCCTAGTGATTTTAAAATTACCGATAAATTTTTAGACAACTTTTCAAATATAGATGGTTTAAAAAGAGTTCAAACAGAAAATATAGGAATATTAATAAAAAACGCTTATCGTAATGATCCTAAAAAATATGCACAAGCTTTAAAAGGACTTAGTGAATACAATAAATTTAAAAATAAATTACCAAAAAATTTAAAATTAGATTTAGATCATCCTTTGTCAAAAGCTTTTTTAAAAGGATCAGGGGTTAGTCCAGAGAAGTTATTATATGTAACACCAATTAGCACAACTTATAATAGAGGTTTTAAACAAGATTTAAGTATGGCATATGATGAGGCCTTACTTAACAAAAATAAACCTCGTATAAAACTTATAGAAAATTTTGCAAAAGACCTTGGTGTTAATATTGGAAAAGGTTCTGGTAAAATTAAATTTGGCACAACCCCTATTACTGAAAAAACACAAGCTGGCATAGCACAAGAAACACTTACAAATTTAGAACAACAAAATATATCTAGAAAAAAGTTAGAGGAACTAAAAAAAACTAAAGAAGGAAGAGACAAACTAAAACAAATATTTCCTAAAGGTCAAAAATTAACTATACCAAAAGTAGCTACATCTATTTTAAAAGGAGTTGGTAAAGTTTATAAACCATTAAGTGCTGTTCTTGGGCCAGCTGCTGTTATGTCAGCGAGAGCAAAAGCAGATGAAATGAATATAGACTTATCTCTACCTGATCAAGCTGCAGCTTTTGCTTTAGGTGATCCACAAGCAGCTATTGATTTGTATAAAATGAGAAATGATCCAGAATTTGCTGCTCAACAAAGAGCTAAAAGTTTCTCAATACCTCTTGATGAGGGAACTTTCAATACATTTGCAGGCGGTGGTATAGCTAAAATAGCTGGTGTAGACTCAGGACCACCACCAGAAGAAGGTCCTAACTCACAAGGGTTGCAAGGCCTAATGAAACGTGGTATTAAAATATAGGAGTATTAAATGGCAGAAATAGAAAAAGGACTCCCGAACGTTAAAAACAAACTTGAAGTTCCCTCCGAGGAAAAATTACAAGAAGTTGCGATTCAGGATGCAATAGAAGAACAAGAGAATCCAAAAATTGAAGTTACACCAGAAGATGATGGTGGTGTCACGTTAGACTTTGAACCAGGCACAATCAATGTGCCAGGCACAGAAGCACACTTTGATAATTTAGCAGATATTTTACCAGACGATGTTTTAGAACCTATCGGTAACGAGATGGTGCAAAACTATATGGATTACAAATCTTCTAGAAAAGATTGGGAGAG